AAAGTTCCGCATTCACAATCCATTCCTGACGTTCATGTTCAGCAAGCTTCATGCGAGTGGGGTGAACAATCGGGGAACGTCTTTCGATCTGCTTGAGATCGTCCATCGCGCCCTGGTGTCGTTGCGCGGCAGCAGCAGTGTCTGCATGAGCAGTTTTCGCTTGCTCCTCAGTCATCCTGCGCCGCATCTGAATCTCTTGAGCCGGTGTCATTTTTTGCTGCTCATCCATGTGCTTCTCCTCAGAAGGATTAAAAAAGCCCCAGACCGGTCTGTGCGCCGGCCTGGGGTAAGGCGGCAACCTTTAGGTTGTCGGACTCCAGCCACCACCACCGGCAGAGGACATTGCTGCCGCCCCACTGGTGCTGATGTTGCTGATGGTCAGCAGACGGGTGATCACCGTCCCTGCGCCACCGGAAGAACCCACCGCCAGAATCATGTCACCAGGGCGCATGCCCAAGGGACCAGCATCCGAGAAGTAACCGGACGATGCGATTGCGGTGGTGTTGTCGGTTGACCAGTACCCCCACAGTTGCCCACCGAAGGCGCGACCCTCCGAATAGACAGACGTTGAGGCTTTGTACGCATTGTTCATGTAAATGGTCGAGCCGGTTGTGCCGGAACCAGGGATGCGTTGATCCACCGAAGCATTGGTCCCAAACATCAGGACGGGAGGGTTGGCAATGGAACTTGCCGCAGTTGAGCCGTTGTAAGCCATGATTGATCTCCTTGATCAGATGATGGTTGATGGATTAGGCGTATGCGGAACCATCGTGCGTGATGACAACCACGCCGGTGTTCTGCAACAGTTTCGCGCCCATGAAGGCAGATGCCCTCGCCCAGGAGTAGTCCTGCTCTTCGTCGTATCCCACCGGCGATTGCAGACCCGCAGTGTCCATTGCGTGTCCGATTGCCGACTTGTGGAACAGGAACGAAGTCTCACTCGTCGTACCCTTGCCTGGGAGGTTGGGGTGTTCGACGATGAGGCAGTTCCTCCACCGGTATGCCATCGGCTTGTCTTTCCAGGACGGGTTCTCCGCGCCGGCATAGGGCCGCATGTCAACCCATTGGGCATTCGCGAACTCCGGTGCTTGCTCCAGGTACGCCAGGAAGCTGGGCTGGCAGAGCAGGGTGACATTGCTGTCCCACGGCACTGCGGCGTTGCTCAGTTTCACACGCGCATTCTGGAAGAGGGACACGTTGGGAATCGTGACTGCTGCCGTGCCGATTGCCACCGATCCGGTTGCGAGTTCGGTGACGATCAGGTCATCGATCTTGCGGTTCAGAACGGCGAGGGTGGTCATCTGCATGACCGCACGTTGATTGCCCTGGGACGCGAAGACGTTGAAACCGGTCTTGCGAACCAGATCGTGCCATTCCTGCAAGGTGCAGGTGTTCTGCGTCAGGGAATCGCCACGCGCCGGAATGCGTCCGTTCACACCACGCGAGACCGCAGTCGCAGCACCGGAACCAGCAACCAGAAAGACAGCTTGCTGACCCTTGATGACTGCTTCAGTTGTCACGCACTCGCGCAGCAGTGACTGGTGCTGTTCGAATGCCTGGACGAACTCCTGGCGGTATTGAATTTGAAAGGCAGTGTCTGCCATGATAAATCTCCTTGAAAACGATTGAGTGAAAAATCAATCCGTTTGCTTGGGGTATCCATCGGTGGCAGACAGCAGAGGTATCCTTGCGGGTTCTGCGCCTGTTCCTACTGGGGCCGCGCTACCGGTAGTATTTGCTTCAGTGGGATCAGTCTCCTGGTTATCCCTATGCCGCCTTCTTGCTCTTTGCTGCTTCCCGTTCCAACGCGCCGTTCAGGTCGCGCAGTCTGGCTTGCATCTTTTCATCCTTGTTGTACGCAGTTCGGTTGGTGGACATGAACTTGAGAATCTCGTTGCGTTCATCTTCCACCGACTTCGCCAGATTGCCACCAGCACCTGGAGTCACTGTGGCAGTTGGGTTGCGCTCAAGTTCGATTTGCAGCAACCACCGCAGTGCTTCCGGTGAACTGGCAATCGGGGTTCCATCTCCCAGTCTGCCGTTCAACAATCCTGTCTTCAACCCTTCCGGTGCGTTATCCAGAAACGAACTGATCAGGGTCAGGTTCCGTTTGTAGTTTACACCCCATTCTTCGCGAAGGAAATCCTCTGACTTTGAGGCAATTTCCCCGTCCTGTGCAGCACGGTTGGCATTCAGCTTTCCGACCATCTCGTAATAGGCGGCAACGGATGCCTTGACCTGTTCCGGTGTCTGGTTGGTGGCATGGGCAGTCTTCAGGTAGTCATCGATCAGGGACTTGTCTGCTGTCGCCGGAATGACATCACCCAGGTCGTACTTTTCAGGGGTCTCAGGGATGCCAAGTGCCTCTCGGTACTCTTTGATCTGGTCCTCGGTGGCATCTTTCTTCAGGATCGGCTTGAGGTCGCCACTGCTGATCCTGTTTTGGGCGGCAATCAAGGCATCCACAACCGCTTCAGGTGAGGCATACCGGCCCAGGCGGGACAACTTCTTGGCATCCCCCTTGGCTACCTTGTCGCGCCAATCCTCGCCCCAGGCAGTGGGTTCCGTTTTGGCATCAGCCTTTGCTGCCGGCGCAGCATCAGCCTTTGCTGCGGGTGCAGCATCTGGTTTCGCCGCCGGTGCTACGGTATCAGGTGCGGCATCAGGTGCTGGTGCAGCATCAGGCACTGCTGCCGGCGCGACATCTGCGCCACTTGCCGCCAAGGGTGCTTCGTCATCGATCAACGGTGCGGTGTCTACAATTTCATCAGCCATTATTGCTCCCTCCTCAGGGATTGAAGATTAAGTCGAGTGAGTTTTACAACCTGTTGCCCGACAAATGCTCGACCAAGGGCAAATGCCGTATGTCTTTCGCTTTCGTAGTAATGAAAATCGTATGCCCCCGCACCGCACTCGATGATCCACTTAATAGCGCGTTGCTGCTGGGCGGGGTCTGCTTCGCCACGCACCATTGCCTGGATTGCGGCAACATCAGCAGTCTCGTATGCGGCAGGGACTGCCGGTGTGTCTGCGAGGGTCTTCTTAGTTGGCATCGCGATCTTCTCTCCTTCTTGTCATCAATGTTCCTTCGATCCTGGCTACAGCAGAATGAACTTCAGACAAGTTGTCGGAAATCTTTTCCTGCCGGTTGAACAAGGTTTCAAACTTCCCGTTCTGCTGATCAACGTGCTTGTCGAACACATCCCTTGCCAAAAGACTTTCCTCCAGCCTTGTTAATCTACGGGTGAGATGATTCCAAACCCAACCCAATGCTCCAGCCACGGTCACAGTAGCGACCTCCGCAAACTTATCTGGCAACTCCATTTTCATCCCCCCATCCCTGGTTGCGGCATTGGTTGTGGCATCCCACTCACCGGCGCACCCGCACCAGGGTTTGGAGCCTCTACAGACGTTCCTGACAGGTTGCTTGCGACCTTGGATGCCTGTTCCATACTGGAGAGCATCTGTTGCGCTTGCTGCGCCTGTGCTTGCTGGGCGGCGAGAATCGCGATCTCGTCTTCCGTTCTGAGCCAGATTGCCGGTGTCTGGATGCCTACCAGGGCATCCCGCAACGCAATCTTCGCATCGACCACAAACGCCGCACTCGGATCGAGCGCAATCGCATCTGCCAGCAGAGTCTTGACCTCCAGAATCTTCTGACCCTTCTGCTGGTCAATGGCATCGTGCAGTGGCGATTCGAACGTGAACTCGATGTTCGCGCCTTGTAGTTCCTTGGGCCAGGAACCAGGGTTGCCGAATGCACCGTTCCTGACCAGGATGTCGAAGGTCTCCTCGCACAGTGCTGCGTTGTACTCAGCTTCCAACGGTTCGAAGATCGGCAGGGCATTGCGGATGTACTCCTGGACCCTCTGCCCCACCTCGTATGCGGTCATCTCAGGCGCACGGTCAGGCATCTTGAGGGTGTTGAGGTAGAAAGCTTCGCGGATCATCCCACGGGCATCCTGGCTCATCTGGACCCCGAAATTGAACCCTCGGAAGTCCTGCGTGATCGGGCGCAGTGCCTCGCCCAGTCGTTCGTCATACTCCTGATCGACCCAGGTGATCCCGCCGGCATACACCGCAATGTCTGAGCGCACGGCATCCATCGTTGCCACCATCGGCGGCGAGGTCGCCTTCTCGCCAGCCTCAAGCAGGGTGAATGTCATTGCCTGGATCAGCCGCGCATCCGGCAGTGCCGCCACAGTCGCGGGACTGTAGGAGTACTGCGAGTTGCTGACGGTCTGCCACCTGGGGATGACATAGTGCTTGTGGTTGATCGGCGTTGCTTCCAGGATGTGTTCGTTGGAAGGGTCGTACCAGATCGACCATCTGCGCTTGCCCTTGGCATCCCCATCGTACATGTCGGCA